AATTGCTTCAAATAATACTGACTCTGCTGATTGTTTATGACCTGGGGCAAAGTAGGAAGCAACACTTGAATCCTTACTCCATGAAGAGCGACGCATAATAAACTCTCTGCCTATAATGTCGTCATATACACCCGATCTTTTTGCTTCTAGTATTGCCCTAGCAATATCATCTGGCAAATGATCTTGGTTTTTACCGAGGATTACACCTCTAAATAATCTTCCGCTAAACTTCTTCTGCAATGTTCTCATTGCAGCAATTGGGCCAAGTGGGTGGTTTCCTAATCTTTGCATTTGTTCCATTATTGCTTTATTGCCAGACATGTATTGAGACGTAGCATACATTCCACGCTCACGCATATCTCCAGACAAGAACTGCTCATCAATTGCAAGCCTTCCAAATCTATCTGAATAGTAAACTCTTCTAGCTGAAGAAAAATCATCTAGGCCAGGCTTAGATGCTGGAGCCAAATTCATGCTTCTACCTATTTGAAGTGGGCCATGCACAGGATCTGTATTGTTTACTGAATACTGATGACCCATTGGATAATTTGGTGATGGCATTGGCCATTTAGCTGTTAGCTTTTCTATTCCAGATGTCTTTAAATATTTATTTTCCCAATCAGGGTTTGCTGAATGGTAGAAAGGTCTTTCTGGTGTTCCTTTAAGTTGTCCTACACCTATACCAATTCCACCTGTTGGATTTTGAAGCACAAGGTTGATTACACCGTTTGATCCAGGGCCTGCTCCAGACCCTCTATTCATTTCATTCAGAGTGTGTGAATTTAATGCAGAAGTTTTTCTTATCCACTGTTGCCATAGGTTTGCTAAATTAGGATTTTCCGCAGCATACTTGCCAACAACTGATGAAGAGATAGCATGATATGGATTATTGGCATCTGTAATTGCTGTGCCAGCTCTCTTCATTCTAAATAATTATCTAATAAATGCAGAGTTTATTTCTTTTCTTATTTGTGCAGAAAGCTGTTCTGATATTATTCCATGCTTAGCTATAGCATCTGTAAATTGTGATGTTGAGCCAAAGATTGTTCTTCCGTCTCCACCGCTTAGATAATCTCTTATTAATCTTCTTACATCTTTACCAGTAACACCTTTGCCAGAAAGTAATCTATTTAGTGATGTAAAGTCTGCTCCGCCGTAAAGTCCTGTTGCTGGTTTTGCAATTAAGCCTGGAGTTATATTTTCTTTTCCTCCTCTAATGGTTATAAGCTGTCCAGCCTCATTAAAAGATTGTGATGCAGTAGTAGGCTTGCCAAACATTGCCATCATCTCTCGTGCTGGTCCACGAATTACACCACTAGATGCTCTTACTCCTGCTGCATAATCTGCTAATACATTTCTAGCGTATGTAGTTTTTGCTTGCGTAGCAATCATTTCTTGAATTGCAGCTAATGCTGCAGATGGTGGTCTTGGCCCATATCCACGAATTCCTGCTTTTATCTGTCCGCCAAAATTGTATCCATTATTTGCTGCTTCAACTGCTGCGTATAATTCTGGATCCTTCATTATTCCAGGGCCAAACACTACCTCTTGTGGAGTTAAAGCTGCGTATGTAGTTGAAGGATTAGAGCTGTATGTAGAAGGGGCAGCTGCTATAAGTGATTTATTTTTAGGATCTAAAGATGCTCTTTGATTTAATACATAACCATCTAGCGGAACTTCTCCAAAACGATCATCGTGTTTAATTGATGATGGACCAGAGACTCTAGTTTTACCTGGACCAAATTTTTCAATTCTTCCGCCTTTATCAAATCTTCCAAATTTTACTGTTTGTGTACTATAACCAGCACCAGATGTTCTTACTCCAAGGACTCTGGCAATTCTATCCACTAAGGATGCAGTAGGTCCTTTATGGAAAAGCTCTTTCATATTTGACTTTCCAGTTAATGGATCAACTGCTGGTTGTCCAGTAAGCGGAACAGTATTTAGACTGATAGTTCTTCCTTGTGTAGCAGCTACCTGCGCTGCAGTTTCTGCAATCATTGCTTCTACTGTTGCATTTAGTGCGATGATCTTAGATCTAGCTGTCTCAACAGTAATCTTGCCAGATTTTAACTGCTCAACAATTAATCTTGCTTCGTCTGCCGCCAAAGATGTAACCATTGTCATTTGAGGTAGAAGAGCTGAATATGAAGATGATAGAGATGCTGTTATATTTCCAGTTGCAGCAACCTCTCTCTTAAGATCAGCAATTTCTGACTTTGATTGCATTGCTAATGCTGCAGTCATTGAATGCCATTTAGCCGCCTCTTGTGCAACAATTCCACCAGATACGCCTTTAACAGATGTAACACCTTCAATATTAGGCATTCTTTCGTCAGCATAATATTGTGCATTCTTTCCAATTCTTACATTGACTGGTCCTGGGTTTGGAACAACTCCAAAGATACTTCCTTGTTGTGCTGTTCCTGAAGGAATTAAATGTGCAAACTGTCTAGAGTATGGTGCTCCAACTAATGGATTGGATGGATCTACTCTTACGCCTCCAGCTTGTGCTGGAGAAATTACTGATCCTGCAATAGTCTGTACTGCTGGGCCAACTGAAACTCTTGCACTGTTTGCTTTTGCTTCTAGTAGTGCTAGCTCTGCTGTTAAGTTAGAGAGAGCTTGCTTAAGAACAGCTGAAGCTTTTGCATCGTTATAAAAAGATCTTTCTAATAAATTACCTGCTTTTTCAGCAGCCATAATTTCTGGTGTAAGTAATTTAAATCCTTCTCCACCTTTTATTAATGATTTAAAATGGAATATTCCTTTAACTATATAGCCAAAGAAGTTAGCTAGTAGACCTGTTAACATAATAACTGGTCCTGCTAATGCTGTAAGCCCTCCAACAAATCCAATTACTGCTTTGAGTGGATCTGGCATGCTATTAAAGAATTTAAGAACTCCATTTACTACATTGAGTATCTTTGTCCCCACCATAAGGAACTGGTCTCCAACTCCCGCCATCTCAGCCTTAAGTGTTTCTATAGCTCTTCTATACTTACCTGAAGCAGACTCAGTAACCATTGTTAATTCTCGTGTTGCAATTCCTTCAAGCTCTTGTGATGATGCTTTCATCAAATCTAATACTTGAAGTGTTTGTGATCCTTGCTTTCCAAGGTTTGCAAACAGTGCGTTCATACGAGCAAACTGGAACTTACCGAATAATTGTTCGATTGCCTGTGACTTCTGTAGTGGGTCAAGCTTATCCAAGGCGCCTTGCAGTTCCATTAATGTCGCTGTTAGATTTCCAGCGTTGCCTGTAACTATTGCACCTATGTCTATACCAAATCCCTTAAACATCTCTCTAGCAACCTTTGTAGGGTTAATGATGGATGCCAATGCAGACTTTAAAGCATTTGCTCCTTCTGAAGCATTAACTCCGCCTTCTCTCATTGCTGTTAAATAAAGGGCTAAATCTTGAACATCTCCGCCTAGCTGCTTTACTACTGGACCAGCTTTAGGAATTGCTTCTACTAAATCTTGTAGGGATGTTGATGTTTGGTTTTCAACTGCGTTAAGGAAGTTAATAGATTCAGCAAGTTGATCTGTATTTTGCTTAAAAGCATTTTGAATAGCAAGGGTTGCTTTCATAGCTTCTTGTCTGTCTACTTCACCAAGAATAGAAAGTCTAGTTGTTTCTTGTGTTGATCTTAATAATTCATTTCCTTGCTTACCAGTAGCAGCAATGTCAGCTGCTAAAGCAATTGTATCTCTATATGAAGCTCCATAAGATGAAGACAACTCTCTTGCTGTTTCAGATACTTCATTTCTAATTTTTTCTAAATCTGCTGCAGATGTTGCAGCTATGCCGCCATAAACTTTTGTAAGTCTTGTAAGCTCTTGGTCGGCCTCTCTAAATGCTTTTGCTGATGCTGCACCAAATGCTGCAATTGGAAGGGTGAGTCCCATAGTAAGCTGACGACCAGCCCATTGAGTATTCTTACCCCAGTTAATAATCTGATTAGCACCATCTTGAATGACCTTGTTCATGATCATCATTTCTTGACGTGCTATTGCTGTTTTATTTTTTATTGTATCTAAGCCTTGTGGCACATGCACATTAAACTGCATAAGCCCTTGGGCATTTCTACCCAAGGGTTGCAGTATAGCATTCTGCATCATTACCTGCTGCTTAGCAAGGTCTCTGATTAGTCCGCCAGAAGTTTTAGCATGATCGTTCCATGACTTATAATACTGGCTAAGCTTCATCTTTCCAGAGTCTAGATTTCTACCAAACTTATCTACATCTGAAGAAAGACTTACAAAGTGTGTTGCAAACTGTCCTGTTGAACGCATGGTTGCAGCAAAGGAAGCTTGCATCTGTGCAGCTTGTAAAGCAAGTGCTTTGTTTGTTACATTTAATTGTGACTGGAGTGTTGTTAAACGGGAAGATACTCTACCAAGATCTGCTATGAGATCTGAAAAGTTTGACCTAGCAACTATATTAGTTACTAAATTTTCTTCTGCCATTTATCTATTTTACTCCTTAAAGTATCCTAATCCTGCTCCGACTCCAAATCCAGACTCTGCTGCAAGTGACCCCTGCAGTGAAACAATGTCATCTGCTGATGCATTGATTCCCATTGCCCTTCTCCTTATATCATCGAAACTAGAACCTTGTTCTTCTTGCCCTTCGTTCAAATCAATGCCCTGAAGCATTGCTAAAAACTTTCGCTTCTCTTCTTCAGTCTTTTGCATCGATTGAAATGTCTGGACAAGCTCTGGCATTGATAAGTTATCTTCTAGTTCTTCGTAATTTTTCCAATTACCTAAAAGAAAAACTTCACCTAATAAAGCGGCTAAATCTAGTTCGTTCCAGCCAGAACCGCTGCCGCTAGAAGGTTTGGGTCATGCATCTTAATTCCTCCGCAAACTTCAAGTATGCGGTTGATTGTTGGTACGTCCAAAACGTCTTCGAATGCGTCACGATCTGCTGTTAACTCTGGTAGCTGCTTTTCAAGTGCTACTGCACAAGCATCAATGAGGATTGTTAAGGTCTCATCTTCTGTTGTAACTGTTGCTGTCTTTTGAATAGCGGCCATGAATTTACGTAATTCTTTAATTGTAAGAGGCTTTAGCTTAACTACCGCCCCATTTTGTAAGGTAATCTCTTCTACATCATATACTGTTGTTGCCAATTTATCCTCCTTGGATAGTGTCCCTTTTATTATAACAAAAGGGTTCTAATAACACAAACAGAAAACCCCCAATTTCTTGGGGGTTTCCGTAATTTAATTTAATTAAATTATACTGTTAATACACGGTCAATAATCTTACCGTATTCCTGGCCAGCATATGCGCTTAGTCCTGATGGGAGTAAACGGAATGTAACTGGGAATGTGGTTGGGTTATTACGTGCAAGTGAGAACTTTGACTGCTGTACTCAAAGAACACGACGTGCATAGTATACACGCTCTGCTGTAGTTACAGAAGTAGCTCCGAACTGTGTTGGAGCTTGCCCAACTGCAATTAGCTGACGCTCAACTGGTGCAATACCGAGAGCACCTGCGGCGATACCGAGGGTCTTTCTGTATGCATTGTTAACTGTTGCTGAGTTTTCAACTATTGTGTTATTTGCTGAAATAACATCGTTTGCTGGTGTCTCTGAAGTTGCTGCATCTCCTTGACCGAATACGACGAGAACATTCTCAAGTGTACCTTCTGCCATTTCTGTTGCAATCATAACTTCCATTGACTCCTTGAAAAGCTTAGCTGTATCAAGAAGCTGATCTACTGTCACTGAACCGTATGTTGGGTTGTAAGTAATCTGAAGACCATTGTTTGTGTAACCTACGTTACGGTACTTGTCATCATTTGCATTTAGTGTATCTGTATAAGATACTCCTGTTTGAAATGCTCCTGCTGCTGTTGAACCTGGCTCAGCATTTTCAAATGACGCATAACCTGTTGTTGTTGAATCTTTTACTGAAAGAAATAGTGGTGAAGCACCAACTAGAATATTCTTTGCATTACCTGTGGCTTGAATTGCCATAATTGTTAAACCTCCTGTTTAAAAAACTTTTTATTAAATTGTGATTTTTTTTGGCTGGCTAGGCCCTTTCCTCTATGTCCAATAATACGGCATTATAAGCCTAAAGGCAAACTACAAATACCTGCCGTCTTTATCTAAAATCCTTGCAAATTTTACCTCTAGGACAATATCTGCCGAGAGGAATCCTTGAAGTTCCTCAGATGGGGCGGTTGGAGAAATATCAGATATATATATAGTAAAGAATTTAAACTTATCTGATAGGTCGTCCCAATAATTAATATCTTTGGCTGAGTCGTCCATTCTTCTAAATAGGTCAACCATGAAGTTTCTAATCTCATTTATATCAGAATAGTCTATAGAATATATGGTAAATAATACCTGCTCTGTACAGATCATCCAGTTTTCTTCATAAGACATTCCAATCTTATCGTAGACAATATGCTTCTTTCCGCTCAAGAACTGGTTTAGCTCCGCTGGCTGTTGAACTGGAATTATTGGAATTATAACATCTCCAAGGGAATCAGAGTAATAGTCATCCTGATCAAATATCCCCAAAGTAACCATCTGGCCCCAGAGATACTTTCTTATTTCAGATAAAGCATCTAACTTATAGTTTGCGGTCATAGCGCACCTCCAAATGCCGTTGATAATGCTGTATCAGCCTGAAGCTGAATTGTATTTGGAGAAAATGAATATTGTATTTTTTTAATACTAGTAGGAACTCTTAATGCTTTTGCCATTGCCCCGCTAAATAACTTAGTAAATTCAGATTTTCTAATTGATTCTTTTACTAACTGCCCCGTAAAAAATCTTGTATGAATAAGTCTATACTGGTGTGATGATGCCTTCCCACCAGGGCTTCTGACGGTCACTGAGGCACCTTCTGGCATAAAGACTACAGAACCCTCAATCTCAAATACAAGTCGCTTAGAGGACCTTGGAGAGATTGTGACGGGCATCCCAGCTTCCATCACAGAAGCCTTGTTTTCAAACTTATAGCTTTTCTTAGATCTCTTGGTTGGCACATATGATCTAGACATTAAAAACTCGCTATCTATTTTAAATGATAATGAATTTGATCCAATAGGTCGTAGCATAAATAATCTTGCTGTTGGAACACCAGCCTTACCCCATTCATAAACATGGTGAAGACTTTTAGGTTTAATCCTTGCTTGAGAGTCTACAAATGCACCAAAGTCTTTATTTATGCTATCGAATAGCATTGATTGAAATCTGCTTGTAAATGCCCTATTTGTTTCTAGCTTTGCTATAACTTGAGCCTCATAATATAGGTAGGCAGATATCTGGGCAACATTACTATCTTTCATTATGCCTGAGTTTTTATTACCGACCATTAATCTTTCGAGACCAGCGGCTGTTTGCAAAAGGGCTTTAGATTCCAATTATCTGGTTCTCCGATCTTTTGACTGTAGTGTTATATGCTAATACTCCGCCATAAGGATCTGTTATTGGGGTTGTGCCTATAACCTCAAATACCGTTGGAGTATTTGATGGATAGTTAATTTCTTCCCATATTACTTTACCATCGAGGCTACGTATGTTTGTAACCTTTTCCCGAAAGCTAATCATATCAGTAGTTCTAATAATAACAATTTGTTCGTTAATATACTTATCTTTAAATACTTGGTAGTTACCGCTTCTTGATGTAGCCGAATTACTTATAATTGCTTTTGCATGACAATTTACAGTTTTAGCATAATTCCATTCTTTTTTAATTGCCCCAGTATCTGAATCTTGAATTTCTGATTGCTGATAGACATCCATCTTCATTGAAAAAACGGTTTCAACAATATTGTACATTCTATATTACGACCATTTGTGTTAAGACGTAGGAAGACAAAATCTGATCAACATAGACATTTCCAGTTCCAGCAAATGAATTTGAGCTATACTCAAACTTCCAATCAAACGTCTGCAGTGTAGTAAGGTACTTATTTCTCCATTCTTTATCTCTAGAGAAATAGTCCTTCATTAGTTCTATACAGGCTAATTCAACTTCATCTGGAACTTCTGACCAGCCAAATCTTCCTTGCACACGGTAAACACCATTTTTTGAAAAGATACCAGTAGTATCATTAATTGTTGGAGGAACCATGCCATTTGCTAGATAGACAGTATTGTCAAGCATAGATGCTTTGTTTACTCTAACTCCAAATCCCGTCTCTGATATTTGAACATCGTATCCCCAGTTATCTACATCATTGATTGTATCTAATAAGAGTATATCGTTTTCATAAAGCTCGTGCAATGCATTTAGCTTATATGGAAGCGGAAGGACATCTGAATCAGAACCATATACTGTATGTACATCATCATATAAATAAAATTCCTGACCAGTATAATTTTCAATTACTTTTCTAGCCCATCTTTCTGCAGCACACAGCTCTGCATAACTTTTAGAATTAGGGTCAGACCCATCAGAGCTAATTCCTAATGAATCCATTGCCTGAGCTATATCTGTATATGGCTGAATAACAAAAACACTATGAGTTTTAGATGCTGTATTTGATTCTACCTGATATATCCAAATCAGCTTTAGTTCTCTTCTTCTATCTGTAAGACTGAGAGGCAAATAAACATTATAAGTTCCTGGATCAGTTTCTGACTTTTCTGCAGTTAAAGACGCAAGTTGTGCATCTGAGCTTATAGGAGGATATATTGCAGGATCTTGTGTAACGTCAAAAACTTTTACTGTTGGTAAAGAGTCTGCGTCAGTTAATGAACCCTTCCAAAAAATTTTATGACTAATTGGTGAGTTTGACCCTATTAATATTTCCATTTAATTAGGTTTAGTTGTAGAATTCCTGTGCTTCTTTAGGAGTTGCTAAACGGAAACCTTCCTCCACATCAAAGATTTTTTGAGCATCTTCTTCTTTCATTGCAATGAAAGGATGCTCCTTAACAAATGTATATCCTAGAATATCATATCTATAATTGGCTCTAGTCATACGTACTAATACTTCGTCTTTTGCCTGATCCTTTTTAGGATCAAATTTAGGCAAAACTTCTGGTGATTCATCTTCCGCCTCATCTTCCATCTTTTGGATGGTCTTCTCATATACTGAGAATGTTACGCCTTCTTCTGATAGGGCTGCAATGATTTCTGTTTTATTTTTTAGACCTTCTATATCAACTGCAAAGTCCTCTGCAATTTTTTTAAGTTCTGCTACCTTGAGTGTCTCAAATGACATGTTTTCTCCTTTGTTTAGGTTCTTTAATTATAGCATTGATAAATTAAAATGAAAAGCCCCTAAAATTAATTACGGGCCTTTCGAGGGTTTTATCTTAAATTAATTAAGAAGCAACCTTAACGTTCTTTACAACTACCCAAGCGTCTGCCTGCTCGATCTGAACGCAAACACGAGTATACATTGTGTACTCAATTGTGTCCTTACTTGGCTGGAAGAAACGGTAAACAGTTACATCACGCTTGATACCAA